GATTTACAGAATGGAGAAAATGTTGAAAGTACAGTTAATTAGTTATAGCCAGCCCGACCAGTACTTCGTTGAAAATACCACAGAATTGATTGCTTTTTGTGCACGAGTGTCAAACCCCAGCAATCAAAACAACACAGATACATCAGAGAAGTTAATTCGTTATCTAGTAAAACATAAACATTGGTCACCATTAGAAATGGTGTCTATGTGTTTAGAGATTGTAACTACTCGCGATATAGCAAGGCAAATCTTGCGCCATCGTTCGTTTTCTTTTCAAGAGTTTAGTCAGCGTTATGCTGACCCAACAAAAGAACTAGATTTTGTACTACGAGAAGCAAGACTCCAAGATCCAAAGAACAGACAAAATAGTATCGAATGCGACAATCCAGCACTTCAAGCATTTTGGGAAACACAGCAAAATCGTGTTCTCGATGCAGCGCAAGGCGCAAATGATTGGGCAAATCAAAATGGAATTGCCAAAGAGCAAGCAAGAGCAGTCTTACCTGAAGGATTGACGGAGAGTCGTTTATATATGAATGGAACATTGCGTAGCTGGGTACATTACTGTGAATTAAGAATGGCGAATGGCACTCAGAAAGAACATGCTGATATTGCAAGAGAAATCGCTAAAGTTATTGCTGAAGTGTTCCCTATGATGAAGGATTTATGTGATGAACGCAAATGAACTAGCTGATGAATTAGAAGATAAAGACCGACTTTGGAATGTTGATGAAAATCTAATGATTAAAACTTGTGCCATGCTACGCCAGCAACAAGCTGAAATAAAAGATTTGAAACAACAGGTGTCATTTTTAGAGGACTGGCGGGATACATGGGCTCCATTCCTAAAAGCAATCAGAGAAAAGATCAATGAATCTTAATGTCAAATCTGACATTTCATTGAGTTACGATAACTATAAATGGAGCATTAAATGCAAGAAATTGTGCATGGCATTAAGGTTGACTACAACCGAGATAGTTTGTTTGATGAATTGGGTAGAATTAGGTTAAAAGAAAGTTATATGAAGGATGATGAGGTAAGTCCGCAAGAGCGATTTGCCTTTGTGTCTAAAACATTTGGGAGCAACCCTGAACATGCGCAAAGATTATATGACTACAGCAGCAAGCATTGGTTATCTTATTCTACTCCCATTCTCAGTTTTGGTCGTAGTAAGCGTGGCTTGCCTATATCATGTTTCCTTAATTATATCGAAGATACTGCGGAGGGTCTAGTTGATAATCTATCTGAAACTAATTGGCTTAGTATGTTGGGCGGTGGCGTCGGTATTGGCTTCGGTATTCGTAGTGCTGACGATAAATCAACAGGTGTCATGCCTCACCTCAAAATGTACGATGCCTCATCCTTGGCTTACAGACAAGGTCGTACTCGTCGTGGTAGCTATGCTGCTTATCTCGACATTAATCATCCTGATATCATTTCTTTTTTAGAGATGCGCAAGCCAACAGGCGACCAGAATATGCGTACTCTGAATATGCATCACGGAATTAATATTCCTGATCGTTTCATGGAAATTATTGAGAACTCTATGATTGATCCAAACTTTGATGACTCTTGGGATCTAGTTGATCCAGCATCGAAGGAAGTTCGTGAGACAGTTTCCGCAAAAGAACTCTGGCAGAAATTACTTGAGATGCGTATGATGACTGGTGAACCATATCTTCACTTTATTGATGAGTCGAATCGTAAGATGCCTCAGTGGTTAAAAGATCTTGGTTTAAAAATTAATCAAAGCAATCTTTGCTCAGAAATTATTTTACCAACTAACGAAAAGCGCACTGCTGTTTGCTGTTTATCTTCTTTAAATTTGGAGTACTATGATGAGTGGAAAGACCATCCTGACTTCCTTCGTGATATTGCTGAAATGCTCGACAATGTTCTGGAGTATTTTATTCTTAATGCGCCTACCTCCATTGAGCGTGCAAGGTATTCTGCCAGTCGTGAGCGCAGCATTGGCATCGGTGCTTTGGGTTGGCATGCTTATCTACAACGAAACAACCTGCCGTGGGAATCATCATTAGCAGTTGGCAGAAACAAAAACATCTTTAAAACTATAAGAGAGAAATTAGATGTCGCTAATAAACAATTGGGATTGGAGCGTGGTGAAGCTCCTGACGCAGTGGGCACTGGGAATCGTTTTAGTCATCTCATGGCTATTGCTCCCAATGCTTCTTCTTCCATTCTCATGGGCAATACTAGTCCTAGTATTGAACCTTATCGCGCCAATGCTTATCGCCAAGACACTCTATCGGGTTCTCACTTAAATAAGAATCGTTGGTTAGATCGTGTTATTGAAAATCACTTGGCAACTGACAGTGGCGTAGTTTCTACTGATGATTATAATGAGATTTGGTCAAGTATTATTGCTAACGATGGTTCTGTTCAACACCTCACATGGATGGACGACTGGACAAAAGATGTTTTCAAAACTTCTATGGAAATCGATCAGCGTTGGCTCATTCAACATGCTAGCGATCGGCAAGAATACATTGACCAAGCCCAATCCGTCAATCTTTTCTTTAGACCTGACAGCCATATTAAATACATACACGCTGTTCACTTTATGGCATGGAAACAAAAGTTGAAAACACTTTACTACTGCCGTAGTGATAAAATTGCTAAAGCAGATAAAGTTAGCAAGCGTATTGAGCGTGAAATTATTAAAGAAATTAATTTACATGACCTAACAGAAGGCAACGAATGTCTTGCCTGCGAAGGATAAAATGATAACTAAAACAAAAACAAGATTAACAGATACACGAAATCACTTTAAACCATTTAATTATCCATGGGCATATGATGCTTGGTTGAAACATGAACAAGCACATTGGCTTCACTCTGAAGTTCCAATGGCTGAAGATGTCAAGGATTGGAAAAAGAAATTAACACCTGAGGAAAAACTATTCCTCACAAATATTTTCCGCTTCTTTACCCAAGGTGATATTGATGTGGCAGGTGGTTATGTTAATAACTATCTACCATACTTTCCCCAACCTGAAGTCCGCATGATGTTGATGGGTTTCGCAGCTCGTGAAGCATTACACATTGCTGCGTATTCTCATCTGATTGAAACACTAGGGTTGCCTGAAACAACTTATAACCAATTCCTAGAGTATCAGGAGATGAAGGACAAACATGACTATGTACTTGATATTTCTAGTCGCAATGGTACTATCGCTAGTACTGCTGAGCACATTGCTGTTTTCAGTGCCTTTACTGAAGGCATGCAGTTGTTTAGTTCTTTTATCATGCTTCTTAATTTTCCTCGTCATGGGTTAATGAAAGGCATGGGGCAGATTGTTACTTGGTCTATTGTTGATGAAACAATGCATGCTGAGTCAATGATTCGTTTGTTCAAGGAATATGTTAAAGAGAATCCAGAAATTTGGAATGATGAACTAAAGAGCAAAATTTATACAATCGCTGAGCGAATGGTAGAGTTAGAGGATAAGTTTATTGACCTCTGCTACCAAGGCGCAGATATGCGTGAGTTGTCTGCTGAAGATGTTAAGAAGTATATTCGTTATATCGCAGATCGTCGACTTATCTCTCTTGGTATGAAGGGAATCTTCAAAGTTAAGAAGAACCCACTACCATGGGTTGAAGAAATGATTAACGCACCAGTGCACGGGAACTTCTTTGAAAATCGTGTTACCGACTATGCTAAAGGTGCGCTATCAGGTGACTGGGGAGATGTTTGGGGGAAGGCAGCATGACAACTAAACATTTTGAATGTGAAGAATGTGGGGTTGAAGGAAAGATTATCGTAAAGGGATCTGACACACAATTGGAAGATATCGTGTACTGTCCTGTATGCTCAGGCGACATTTACGAAGAAGAGGAGTTCGACGAAGACGAATAAATAGTCTTCTATGTGGACTTATAAAGATAATATTGTAGAAGAATTACCAGAAGATTGTGTTGGGTTTGTTTATGAAATAACAAACCTGACCAACAGTCGTAAGTATATTGGTAAGAAATTAGCCAAGTTTTCTAAAACAACTTACCGAATGGTAAAGTTAAAAAACGGCACAAAAAAGAAAAAGAAAATCAAGTCGAAGATTGACTCAGACTGGATGGATTATTATGGTTCTAGTATTGAATTGAATAAGGATGTTGAAGAACTTGGAAAACAGAACTTCAAGAGAGAGATTCTTTTCTTTTGTAAATCAAAAGCTGAATGTTCATATATTGAAGCAAGAGAACAATTTACTAGGAGAGTGTTAGAATCAATGGATTATTACAATGGTCAAATCAGCGTAAGAGTTCATGGTTCTCATATCAGAGGAAAGTTATGACATATTTACTATACTTTACTGCCGTCTGTTTATCAGCAGTGGCAGCATACTATTCAATTGCTGGATTGGCATCAATCTTTGCAGCTGCAGTCGTTCCTATTGTTGTAATGGGAAGCGTGCTGGAGTTTGCTAAGTTGGTTGTTGCTTCATGGATTTATCGTAGTTGGAAACAGATTCCTGTATTAATGCGTGTGTATTTTACTACAGCATTAGTAATTCTTATGTGTTTAACATCGATGGGTATTTTTGGATACTTGTCGAAGGCACACTTAGACCAAGCAGTACCAACTGGCGATGTCGCTTCTAAGTTAGCGATCTATGATGAGAAAATTAAAACAGAGAAAGAAAACATCGACGCAGCAAGGGCACAACTTAAACAGATGGATGCTGCTGTTGATCAAACAATGTCAAGATCTGATGACAGTAAAGGTGCTGAAAGATCTTTACAAATTAGAAAGAGTCAACAGAAAGAGCGTTCTACTTTATTGAATGATATTGGATCTGCTCAAGCAAAGATCGCTAAATTAAATGAAGAGAGAGCGCCAATTGCTTCTGAACTTAGAAAAGTTGAAGCAGAAGTTGGTCCAATTAAATATATCGCAGCATTATTGTACGGAGATAACCCAGACCAAAGTATTTTGGAAAAGGCTGTTCGTATTGTAATTATTATGATTGTTATTGTTTTTGATCCATTGGCTGTTTTGCTACTGATGGCAGCCAGCATACCACTTAAAAAAGAAGGAGAACCAAATGGCAACTCAACAGAAGAAATCACCAGCAGTGAAAAAGACGCCAGCGACGAAGAAAACCACTACGAAGAAGACACAGTCACAATCAACAGAATTAAAGAGCGATTCTTCAGTAAGTTTAGAAAACCAACCAGCACCGCAAGTGTGGAACAACGACCTTCAGAAGACAGTTCCAGTTCAGGAAACGACAGTCCAGGAGTCACCATCAAAGTCGACGATTCTACCACACCAGTGGATAGCACAGAAGTTGAAAAAACTGATTGGATTATAAACGAACCACCAATCGACCACCAAGAAATTGAGTTAGATTCTGCTGGTCGTATTATGACTCCAGTCCACCCAGACTTTATAGTGGACTGGAGCAATAAAGATTCTTCTCCGAAAGCTGTTCCAAAAGGATAGTTACCTAAATAGTATCGTAGGCGAAAAACCTACTTCTCATAATAATAACTATAATAATTGGGATATCTATGGAACAGCAAGCAGTAAAACCACTTTCTCGCTCTGAGAGAGAAGCACAAATTAAAGACAAAGCTGGTCTAGTAATCTGCATTTTGGCAGCATTACTTGCCATCAACACATTAGTTGGTGGAGCAAACTCAAGTAAGATTTTGAACAACACTATTGAAGCGAATAACACTTGGGCATTTTACCAAGCAAAAGCAATCAAACAAACATTAGCTGAGCAATCTCTAGATGATGCGCAATATCGTAGCGACAAGGTTAAGATTGAAAAATTAACATCTAAAATCGCAAGATATGAATCCGATCCAGCAACTGGTGAGGGTAAAAAAGAATTAATGGCCAAAGCAAAAAAATTAGAAGCTGGACGAGCAGAAGCAAAAGCTCGCAGTCCTTTCTATACTTACGCTGGGTCTCTGTTTCAAATCGCAATTGTTCTGCTAACAGCATCTATTTTAGCAGTTAATATGCGTATGTATTGGGCAAGCATTGCCGTTGGTGCAACTGCTGCGTTGTTAATGTCCCAAGCATTATGGCTGTGGATTCCCATAGTTCTGTAATACTTCCCATTGAGTTTCGTGTAGTATCCGTGAATCTTGTTATAGTTTTAACGAATGAACAATAACCAGACCACACGAATGTGGCAGAGGATAGAAAAAGATGGCAAAAAGTTTAACAGGAACTGGCGTGTTTCCGAGAAAATTATGCGCAATGCTAACAGTGGCTGGAATGCTACTGGCGGCAAATGCTTGGGCAGTTGACCCAATCATTACTCAATCAACTAGCGATAGTACAAGTACGCAAAATAGTAACAGTACAAGTACCAGCACTAGCACTCAAAATAGTAATACAACTACCAGTGGTAGCACAACTACTAAAGTAATCTCCCCTCCTCCAACTGCAGTTGCTCCAGCTGTAACTATTATTAACAGTGACGTATGTGCTGTTGGTTACTCAGGCGCAGCTCAAACTCAAATTCTTGGTATCTCTTTCGGTGGCGCAACCACTGATAAGAACTGCGAAAGATTGAAGCTGGCTCGTGGTATCTATGATATGGGTATGAAAGTTGCCGCAGTCTCAATCATGTGTCAAGACGAAAGAGTATTCTCTGCCATGATGAATGCAGGAACACCTTGCCCAGTTGATGGTAAGATCGGAGAGCAAGCCAAAGAGATTTGGAATGCTGATCCAGAACGCAAGCCACAAAAAGTAAAAAGCAAAGATTAAATGAAATTTGCAGCAGTACTACTTTGCTCTATTTTAGTTGCAGGGTTATCAAACTGCAACAAGGCGCAAGCACAAGTAGTATTTAATCCACAGGGTATGACAGTTACACCTGTTAATAATGGAACAGGAACAATCGTATCAGTTCCAATTCCAGGTGGTTCTGGCTTGGCAGTTTCAGTGGCAACTGGTTCTGCTGCATTACCACTAGAAAATATTGCTGGTACTGCTGGAGCTACCCACCTACAACTAGGTGACGATAGCATGAGTCATGTTCCGCTTGGTTTCTCTTTCCCATTCTATGGACAAAACTTTACCAGCAGTTGGATGTCATCAAATGGTTTTGTTAGTTATACTGGTAATATTCCAGGTGCTGGTTGCTGTGGCGGACAAAACTTAACTACCCTAAGAGATTCAACATATAATTATATCATTGCTCCGTTGTGGACAGACTTGATTGATACTACAGGCAATGCTACTTGGTATAAAGGTAACTCTACCTCTATGACTTATGGATGGTACGGCACTAAAGAATATGGAACAAATAACTCTAGCACCTTTGAGTTGAACATCAATTCTAGTGGCGGTATTAATGTTAAGTATGGTGGTGCATTTGTTTCTACTGGTCATACTGTAACTGCGGGTATGACTGGTAACTTAGCCAATGGTGAATATTTCCAGTACTATCATGGACAAGGATTTAGTGTACCAAGCACAGGATTAAGTTGGTCTGCCAATGGAACAGGTGCAGTTGATCAATGTGTGATAAATCCACTATCTTCTACTACTTGCTCAGGTTATCAAGCTGCGTATACTGCTCAGCAATGTACGATAAGCGCATTATATAATCCTTTATGTCCAGGTTATTCCACTGCTTATTTTACTCAGCAGTGCACAGTAAGCGCACTTTACAATTCCTCTTGTCCAGGATATGCTGCTGCTTATACAACTCAACAATGTAGTATCAATCCACTATACTCAACAAGTTGTTCTGGGTATCAACAAGCGTATCATGATCAACAATGTTCAGTTAATAGTTTATATGCCACTGACTGTCCTGGATATGCTGCTGCTTACTTAGATCAACAGTGTTCAATAAACCCACTATATTCAACTACTTGCTCTGGTTATCAACAAGCGTATCATGACCAACAGTGTACAATTAGTCCATTATATGCAACAGATTGTCAAGGATATGCGCAAGCATATTTTAGTCAACAGTGTTCATTAAATGGTTTGTATGATAGATCTTGTCCAAACTATTCAACTGCTTACGCAACCAGAATGGTTTTAGAACAACAAAATATGGCATCTCAAGTAGCTACGGCAGGAGTTGTTGCGCAAACAGCACCAGCGGTAACAACTACTACTCAAACTACTACGCCAACGACAACTAACACAACAACTACTGGCTCAGTAACACCAACAATTAGTAATAGTGGTACAGTTTCTGTTGGTCCATCGGCGACTGGTAATGCTACTGTTGATAAAGCAATCGCAGCACCACAATCTTCTGCAAATAATGCAGCTGCACCTGCTGCGCCAGTTCAATTAGTTGCTCAAGCACCTGCGCCTGCAGGTCCAGCACCAACTTCACCAAGTCAACAGTCACCACAAGGTGGTAGTGATAAAAAGTCTGATGATAAACCAAGTGGCGATAAATCATCTGGTGAAAAGAAACAAGAAGAAAAGAAATCAGATGGTGATAAACCAGCTGGTCCAAGTCAAATGGCAGGTGGCCAACAGGATGGTAATAAAGACCAACCCAAAACTGCCCGTCAAGAAATTGCCGAAAGAAAGGCAGAAGCCCAAAAGAAAGAAGCATCAGCCAATGCTAAAAACTTAGCGAATGAAATGGGTAAAGCATCAAACATGGAAGCACAGAAACAAATGCAGACTGTTGTTATTCAAGCGATGTCTTTTAAACCTGGATTTGATGTATACAGTCAGCAGTTGATTGTCCAGTCTCCATTCTATGCTCCAGTTTCAGTTTACAAAAATCAACAAACAGTTGATAACAGAAGATTAGGTCGTGGCTTGTTTGGACCGACCGATACATTACATAATGAAATGGTAGAATCACAATATAACAGAGGAAATTAAAATGTTTATTGAACTAAGTATGCAGTTTTTAAAATTACAAATATTAGGAATAGGTTTCATTATAGGACTAATGGCAGTGGAACTTTATAAAGAATTTAAAAAGGAAAAATAAAATGGCAGAAGAAATTAAAGATGTCAATGCTGCTATTGACAACGCAGAAGAAGCAGTAAAGAAATATGCAAGTAAGGATACAGTTATAAGCATCGGTGGATATGAATTCACACCTGCCAAATTAATGGTTGCTTTTACTATTGTATCATCTATTCTTGGTGGATTATAT